AGGCGTGCATAGTCGTCGACGATCCCGGGAATCGTGTCCGCGACGCCTTTGCCGAAGAGCGCCACGAGCGCGGCGTTCCGCTCCGTGACACTTCCAAACTTGTCGAGGTTTTGGATGATCGTTTTGAACTGGTCCTCGGGCGCCATCGCGCGGAACGCTTGCCAGGACACCCCCATTTTGTCGACGGCGGCCTTGGTTTCCGCGCCGCCTTTTTCCACGTTGGTGCCGAGTTTGAACACCGTATCGGCGAAGGCGTCCACGCTGGTGCCGGTTTGCGCGGCGACGAATTGCATCCGTTGGAGCGTTTCCAACGTGAGGCCGGTCTTATTCGACAGGTCCGTGAGGTGTCCCGCGGACTCGATCGCCGCCTTCCCAAAATCCAGGAGCCCGTCGACGACCTTCGTCACCAGGTTTGCGGCGGTGAACGCGCCGACGAGTTTCCCGAGGCTCCCGCCGAGGAGATCGGTACTCTCTGAGCTCTTGCGCGTGGCCTGCTCGAGCGCGGCAATGTGCGCCGGCGCCTCTTGCCCGAGCGCCCGATAGTGCGCGAGCGCGTCCGCCATCGTTTTGTTGACTTTGGCCTGGTCCGCCTCGGTGAGCTTCGCGGCGCCGCCGATTTTTTCCACCGCGGCCGCGTACTCCTCCGCGCGCCGTTTATCGAGCGTGCCTTGAAAGTCCGCGATCAATTTGTTGGTGGCGGAGAACCGGACGCCGGCGTCGGAAAATTTCTGGCCCGCGGCGGTCATCGTGTTCGCGAATCCCTCGGTCGCGAACCCGGCCGCCTTCATCGCGTCGGTAAACGGTTTAATGTCCGCCTTGACGGAGGCGGCGAGGTTCCCGATCGTGGTTTGCGGTGGCATTGGCGGACTACTCTCCGATCACCTTCGCGGTGTGCGGCCGGCCTTTCCATCCAAACCGCGCCGCCAGGACCTCGACCACCGCGCGCGTTTCTTCGGGTGTTTGCGGACGCGGCCGGCGCCGGCGCCGCGGCGCGACGTACAATTTTTTGGCGAGATCGCCGGGCTCCTTCGTCCGTTGCATGGCGGCGATCATCAACGCCCGATCGACGTCGCGATCGTGCGCCTCCCGCCGGGCCTCCACCACAATCACGAATTGACGGACAAGCGATCGGAGCGTGAGGCGCCAGAAGGCGTCGCCGGTGATTCCGATTTTGCCGGCCTCGATCTCGAGCGCCCGCCAGTTCCAGGCCGGCGGGCCTCCCGAGGGTCCGGTGGTGGCGCCTCGATTCCGAGCGCCTTCAAGTCCGCCGGATCCGGTTGCGTGGAATCCAGGAGCGCGGCGACGTGCAAGTACGAGACGTGCCACCCGACGCGATCCATGAGCCACCCGGCGTCGCCGATCGTGAGATCCGTGTGATGCTCGCGGAGCGCGCCCCACACCGCCAGGCGGAGATCGCGGAGTGCCGGCTCGGTGCCGGGCGCGAACGCCTCGCGGAGCCACGTATTGAAACTGACGCGCCGGCCGCCCGAGCTCAGGAGGTCCTCGATCTCACAACACCCGTTGATCGAGAGTTGCAGTCTGTAGACTTTCCCCTCGACCTCGACGGTGACCTCCCCGCGTTCCCGGTTTGCCACGAGCCCGCCTTTCCTACTTCACGCCGGCGCCGGCGACGGCGAGCACGGTGACGATCACGACAAACATAAAGAGCGCGGCCGCGGTGTACGTCTTTTCTCTGTAGAAGGCGTACGCCGCGGCGATCGCGGCGATTCCGTAAAGCAAGAGATGCATCGCGCGCCTCCTCTGCCGTGACGGCGATCCGCGTGACGGCGATCGCCGTTATGGGAGCGCCGCGGTGTAATCCTGGTCCGGCGTGATCTCGATGTCCAAGTCCACCGGGTTCGTATCGTCGAACGTGCCGAGTTTCCACTTGGAGACGAATCCGGAAAATGGGAACTCTTGCGCGGCGACGGCCGGCGGCCCGACGACCGCCTCCTTCATCCGGACGATGAAATTCCAATGCTTCCGGCTCACCGACAGATTGAGGAGGCCCGGAGGCGCCGACGTCCCGTCGCCGGCCGCGTTGCCCTGGCCCGCGTCGCCGGGAATGTAGCGGCATTTCACGACAAAGTTTCCGTAGTCCCGCATCGCGGCGGTGTATTCGTGCGCGGCGCGCGGGCTCCGAAGGTGGGTGACCTTCGTTTTCGCGGTGTCCAGGGATCCCGGATCAATGCTCACGACGCCTTTGAGCGCCATAAACGTTTCCGGGCCCGGAGTGGAATCGCCGATCCCGACGAGGAGTTGTGCGCCGTACCCTTGGATGGACTCGGCGGCGATCGGATAAAACGTATCGGTGACGTCGACAGGTGGCATGGTCTGTACTCCTCTGAATTAGGCGGCGTTTTCCCGCCAGGTGATTTCGTAGTCCTGCATCACGCGGACCTCGTCGAGCTCGGCGGCCTGAAATTCTTCGCGCTCCACCAGGAGGTAGATCCGATCGACCTGTGTTCCGCCGATCGATCCGCGCCACCCGGCGAGCCCGGTGGCGACGCCGCCGGTAAATCGTCCGTGCGCCGCGGCCGCCATGTCGCGCGCGGTTTGGAGCGGATCGCCGCCACTCTCCCGGTGCGCGTAGTGATCCACTTGCACGCGCGCGGTAATGATCCCGACGGTCCCGCGGAGATGCATCGGATCATTCCGATCGATCGCTTGCACCCGGACCGCCGGGAGCTCGCCGTCTTGCGGGAGAATGAGCGCGTACACCCGATCGGCGACGATCGCCGTGAGCGCCGTCACTTGGAGGAGCCGGGCACACACCAGATCGGCGCCGCTCATGGGTGGACCACCGCCACGATCGCCGCCTGGCGCGCGATCTGATTCCAGACGAGCGCGCCAAACCTGGCGAGCACGGTGTCTTTGGTGGTGTCAAACGCCGGCCGCGCGAATGGGTGCGCGGCGTGAAACTTCCACCCGTGTTCCCACATCCACCCGTAAAAAAATTCCTTCGCGGGCCCGATGAACACTTCCGCCGTTTCCGCGTCGTGTTTGCCCGGCACGATCAAGATGTTGTCGGCGAGGTGTGGTGGATCCGGTCCGCGCGGCGCCAGTTCCGCCATACGTTCCGCCATCGGCTCGGCGCTCGTTTCCAAGGCCTCGAGGAGGACGGCGCCGGCGATCGCCTCGGCGATCTGGGTGAAGGCCTTCACCAGTTCCGGCGCGCCGGTCAACGTCAATTCCCATTGCGACGTCAACGCCATCGGATCATCCTTGCCGCGCGCGCGTCATCACTTGGACGCCGGCGCGCCGGCCCACTTGCGTCGCGTCGATGATGTTGTGCGTGCGGTTCTGGTAGACGAGGCGCCGCGTTTTCGGCACGTCCACCAGTTCCGGATCCATATCCGGCCGGTACGCGAACTCCCACACGGTGTCGAACGGCGCCGTGATCTGGTCCATCACAAACCGCTCGCGCTCGGTGCCGGACAGATCGCGCTTGCTCATGTAGACGGGCCACGCGAGGTCCGTCCACGATTCCACCGGAAACCGGCTCGAGCCGGTGGACGGGGTGAGCTGCTCGATCTTGACCGCGCGATCGCGCGCGCCGGGGTCCTGCATGGCTCACCACACCCGTTTCCAGAAGTGTTCGAGTTTCAACGCCGAGGCCTCGTGCGATCCCGGCACCAAAAAGAGCCGATGGGTGTAGCACTCGGACACAAAGAGCGCGATCCCCTCGATCTCTTTTTGGAGCTCCGGCGCCAGGTCCAGATCGGCGACGCCGGCCTGGTACGTGATCGTCACGGCGTCCGGCCGGCCGCTCTGTGTGACGGGCCACGCGCCACCCGGCCGCGGCCACACTTCCGCTTTGATATAGGGGCCCGACGGTTTCACCAGATAGTCGGCGGGCTCGAGGAGCTGCTCGGCGCCGGTTTCGTCCACGCATGCGAACGTGGTGATCCCGATGAACGGCGGCCGCTCCAAGCGGATCCGGCCGGGCGGAAACCGATCGAGGACCATTTGCCACGTTTGCGGCATTAACGCTTTTTGCGTCCATTCTTCGTACACCGCCGTCGCCGATTGAATGAGGCGCCGAATATGCTCGTCCTCGAGCGGTCCGTTCACCGCGCGCAACACCAGATCGCGAATGTATTCAACGGTCGCCGCCAGGTCCGTCGGCGCGACGGTCCGGCGCGATTCCCACACGATCCCGAGATCCCAAAATCCGCGGCCGCTCAGATCGATCACCAGGCCTCCCGCGCCGGCGCCGGCGGCGCGTCCTTCCCGCGAGGACCTGGCGGACCGGGCGCGCCGGTTTTCCCGTCGCGGCCGCGTTTGACACAGAGCGTCCACGCGCGGCGCCCCTCGGTGGTTTCATCCGGCCGGATCGCGTCGGTGGCCTCCCGGTTGATCCAGAGCGATCCGCCGTACGTCACACAATCGCCCGGCTCGTAGGCGGTGCCGGCTTGCCAGACGTCGCGGTACGCCGGGATCGCGTGGACGGTGCGCCCGAGCTCCACACCGTCCGCGGAGAGATACCGGAGCGCGCGCGCGCCGTCCGCCTCCACCCGCATGCCGGCGAGGCTCACCACACCGTCGCGGCCGGGCGCGCCGGGCTCACCAGGCGGGCCGGGATCGCCGGCGAGGCCTGGCGTGCCGGGATCGCCGGGATCGCCTTTGGCGCCGGGCGCGCCGGGATCACCGGGATCGCCTTTGGCGCCGGGCGCGCCAGGCGCGCCCGGTTGTCCATCGCGCGCCGGCGGCCGGGCCTCGAGCACCGCCAGGCGGAGGACAAGCGGCGCCACCGCTTCGGCGATCGCGTCCCGGGTGAGCTGGCGGAAGATCCGCGCCATCGCCTCGAGCTCCTCTGCCGTCATCACGCGGCCGCCTTCCACGCGCGCGTCAACGCGGCCGGGAGCTCCGCGAGCGGAATGTCTTTACCGGCGGCCGCGGCCGGGAGCGCCGGCGGTGCGCCAGGCGCCGGCGGCGTGGAGCTGCTCGGCGCCGCGGTAAACGGATCCGCTTTGGCGTCCCGTTTGGCGAGCGCCTCGAGGCTGTAATTCTGTTGTTGGAGATACGGTGAGGCGCCGCCGGTCACCGGCCCGAGATTGAAAAACCGCGCGCGCGCCTCGTTCGGCGCCATGCCACCGGACCCGATCGCGTCGGCGGCCGCTTTGGTTTTGCTCCCGGTGTCCATCTTGAGGAGATCATCGAGATCGAACTCCGTGCCGAGCGTTTGCCGGGATCCGTCCTTGAGGAGCCCGAGGCCTTCATCGAGGAGCGCCTCGATCGATTCCATCGGGTTCTGTAAACACTGGGAGTAATACTCAATATTCAACGCCTCGACGGTCGCGTTGGCGGGAGGCGGCGCGATCCCGATCTTGTACGGTGGCACGTGGAACGCCGTGCACACGTTCTCGGATGTCCACTTGAGTTGATCGATCAATTGCGCGTCGACGGCGGACATCGACATCGCTTTGTATTCGAGCCCGTTGCCGAGCACCGCCACGCGCCCGGTGTTCGGGCCGGTGTATTGCGCCATCCACCGCTCGCGCATGATCGCCACGTCCTCGTCGCTGATTTCACCGGGCGCGGTGAGGACGCCGGACGGTTGCAACCCGTTGGCGAAAAACTTCGCGGAGTTCGTTTGAACTTGGAGGCCTTGGAGCGCGGCGAGCCCGCATGCGGTGATCGGGCTCACGCCACAGAGCGGGTGATACAACGGGACCATCACGTCGTGAATAATTTCGGACGCCGGCGCCATCGTGTCCGCGGTGGCGACGCCGCTCAGATAGTCCGGCGACAGTCCGTAGTACACCGAGCCATCGGGCGCCACGTTCGGCCGGACGCATTGCGGATTGAGGACATAGAGCGCGACGACGACCTGGCGCTCGTCCCGCTCTTTGAGCACGTACGTGTTGCCCCACACCAGTTTCGAGATCATCCATTGCTCGAGAAACTTGATCCGGGTCTGATAGTGGTTCGGTTTCCGGAGGACCGGAGAGTACGCCGCGTTCTCGGTTTCATTCCAGATCCCGGCGTCGTCTTTTTCCACCAGGTTTAACGCGATCTTCGCGATGTCTTGCGCGATCAAGGTCACGCACGAATAGACCGCGGCAAACGCCAGGACGTTCTCGGGCTGGTTGTCGATGTTGCGTTGCCAATCGCCGGGATTTTTTTCGAAGATCCGGAACCACCCGAACCCGGAGCCAAACGCCGAGGTATCGGTCACAAACGGAATGGATTTCACGCGCGCGAGCGCCTGGCGCGGCGAGCGGAGAAAATCGCGGAGCCTCACGCCTCCTCCGGCGCCAGGTCCCGGCGACGATACCGGCGGCGCGTGGCGCTCGGCGCCGGCGCCGCGGCCGCGGGCTCCGGGCCGGCCTCGGTCACATACCGCGCCTTGTGTTGATAGTGGTACGCCGCGGCCTCGATCGCGCGGACCTCGAGGACCTCACCCGGCGCGTACGTTTGCCCCTGGTAGGTGAGCGCCTCGAGCGCGACGATTTCAATCCGGGATTCCGCCATGAGCTCCCCCGCCAACACGATTCCCGGCGGCGCGCCAGGCGGGATCACCGCGCCGCCGGAAATCTCAGATCGCTAACTGCCCCAGGCGACGTCCTCCATGTACGCCACCGCCTCCGGACGCCGCTTTTTCCAATTGATATGGCGCTCGGCGCGGATCGCGAGCAAGTTGTTTTGCCAGAGTGAGACGAGCGACGCGCCGGTGCCGGCGGCGCCGTCCTGCGTTGGCGCGTCGGACATTTCGAGCGCGCCGGTCCGGTTGACATCGATCGCCACACTCCCGTCGTCGGCGAGCAAGATGTCGGGCGCGTTCAACGCGATCACCAGGTTTCCCGCCGTCGTCGCTGGCGCGCCGAAGGCGGCCGCTTGTGACGCGACCACCGGGATTCCATTCAACGATCCGCCGGTGACGGACATCGACGGGAACTGGTTTTGCCCGAGCGCGTTTTGCATTAACGACAACGTGAGCGCCAGCGTGTTCGGCATGATCACGGCCCACCCGCTCGGATCCGGATTTTTGACCACGAGCGCGTCGAGGAGTGCCCGAATGTCCTTCACGACGGCGGCCGCATCGGTGCCGGAGCTCACGAGCGGCGTGACCGCGTTCGTGATGGAGGCCGGCCGGACATTGGCGATCTCGGTGATCGCCGGATCGATGAAATCGTGATCCTGTTGCTGGACAATCGCGCCGCCGAGCGAATCCCGGACCACGCTTTCGGCGGACGGTGCCGACAACATGGCGAGCTCGTCGGAGATCACCGCGATCGCCGCCAGTTTGGCGATCCCGAGCGTGCTCTGTGCAAAATCAAACTTGGTGAGCGGTTTCGGTTTGGCCTCACCGACCCACCCGGCCGATCCGCCGGAGGTCTGGCCCACCATGCGAACGTTGAACGGCGTCGATCGGAGCTTCGGAATCCGGCCGATGATCGTGAGTGGCCGAACCCATTTCATAAACTCCTCGGGTAGATCGCGCAAGTACGCGAGCGGCGCCGCATTGGTGGCGCCCGCGGTGGTGCCGGCGCCGACGGCGGCCTTCAAAAAGAGTTGGACCTCGAGATCATCCGGAAATCGCGCTTTGGCGATCTCATAGGGATTTTGAAACGTGAGAAATCCGAGTGCCCGGCAGAGCACGGTCCGCGCGAATCCGATCCCGGGCTCCCGATTGGCGCGGACGGTGACCACCGGCGCGGCGGCCGGCGCGCGCGCGGCGAGCGCCTCCTCCGGCGTGGCGCCGGCGACGGGACGCGCGTTGGCTTTGTTGTTGTGCTCGAGCTGCTCGAGCCGGGCGAGCTCCTGGTCAATCCCGACGATCTCGCCTTGGAGGGTGTCGAACTCCTCTTGCTCGGCGGCGGCGAGCGTGGTCCCGTCGTCGCGGGACATGATCTCGTTCTGGCGCGCGATCTTGGCCTCTTTGTCCGCCACGCGCGCGCGGATTTTTTCTGCGTAGGATTTCATACCGACCTCGGTTCGTCGCGGTTGCGATCCACCCGTAACGCCGGGTTGACGTGGTTGTGAGCGCCGATCGATCGCGCCTGGCGCGGCGGTGATCGGCGCGGGACTCTGTGTGGCGCGGTGGAGCTCCGCCTCGGCGGCCGCTTTCACCGCCGTGATCGTGGCCTCCACTTGCGCGGGAATCGTGACGGCGGACAGTTCCACCCACTCCCACCGTTTGATCCGCATGCCGTACGAGCCTTTGATCGGCGCGGTTTCGAGCGGCCGGAATCCGATGGACAATCCGCGAACCAAACGCTTTTTGATGGAGCGCCAGGCGTACTCGAGGCGATCGCGGAGGAGGCCGGGCTCGTCGTCCCGCTCCATCTGTATCCGGACCGGGATCCCGTCCGCCGTGGGTTGCGCGAGCGTGACGTGGCCCACGGCGGCCTCGCGCGATTGGTGTTGCCAGAGAAACGGGATCTCGCCGGTGACCTCCGCGCCGAGCGGATCGACGACGTCGTCCATCCGGTCCGGTGTGGGTGTGGTGGCGATCCCGTGGATCACCCGCTGCTCGTCGTCAACACTCTTGAGCTCGAGCAGACTGAAGGCGCGCCGCAACACGCCGCGGATCGTGCGCGCGCTGGCGTGCCAAGCGATAGATCGCGGTGGTCACCGGATCCGGAAAGATCCGGAAAGATCCGAAGAGATCACCCGCGCGCCGGTCCGCCTTTGTCACATCGCGGCGCCAGGACCACCAGGCCGGGCTCGTCGATCGGAATCCGGACGGCGCCGCCTGGCGTCCGCCGGATCGTGATCGCGCCTTTGTGGATCCACGTCCGAACGGTCCGCTCGTCCACCCGTTCCCGCGCGGCGAATTCTTTGATCGTGAGCTCCATACATCACCCTAAAAAATTCAACGAATATTTCGGCGCCTTCGGCGTGGCGATCTGTGTGAGCGCGTTCAACGTGGCGCTCGGTCCATCAATCCGGCCGCGCGATCGCTTTTTGCTCGGGAGCACGTTGCCTTTGTCATCCGGGCGCGGGACGACGTTCGAGATCATCAAGGTCATGAGTGGGTTGCGGTTGTGCCGGACGCGCCGTTGCAGGATCCGCGCTTGGAAGTCCTTCATCGCTTGGGAGAGGAGCGCGTACGTTTGCGGGATCGGGATCACTTTCACCCGGTCCTCGTCCTGTAACGTTTGGGTGAGCTCTTGCGCGTGCCACGGGTCAAAACAGACCGCGGCCGCCTTCCATCGTTTGGCGAGCGCGGCGACGTCCTGGCGGACCTTGATCCGATCGATCACGTTCCCCGCGGTGGCGACGACGTGGCCTTGCTCCACATACAGATCGTACGGAATCCGATCGCGGTGGCTCCGGTCCGCCAGGTTGTCCGCCGGGATCCAGAAGTGAGGCTCGAGCGCGATCTCCGTCTCGGAGAGTTTCCACACAATCACCGCGGCGGTGACGTCGATCGAGCTCGAGAGGTCCAGCCCGATCCAACACGCGCGGCCTTTCCGCTCCGCCTCGTCCGGGAGCTCCGGGCACAGTTTCCAATCGGCGAGCGAAAAATACGCCTCGACCGCTTGCGCCTTTTGCCCGAGATACAGGCGCCGGAATTTTGGTTGCTCCGCCGGATTGGCGAGCGCCTTGCGCGCCTCTTTGCGAAGAAAGTCCGGTTTTACGGACACGTTCCAATTGGGGTTCGCTTTGATCCACGTCCGCTCGTCCGTCCAATCGTCGTCGGGATCGGCGGCCGCGATAAAGCAGAACCACTCCGGGAGCGGGACGGTTCCCTCGAGGACGCGCGTTGATAACAAGTGGTGTTGTGTATACACGCCGGCGTCCTCCTCGCCGGCGGTGGTGATTTCAAACAAGAGCGGTTGCTCGCGCGTGCCCATGCCGGACTCGATCACTTCGATCAAGTCCGCGGAGCGGTGTTTGTGGACTTCATCCACCACGGCAACGGACGGCCGGAGCCCATCGAGCGTGTCCGCGTCGGCGCCGAGCGCCTCGAGCTTGGACTCGGTGGACGTTTGGTGGAGGTTGTACTTGGTGACGTTCACGAATTCTTTGAGCGCGCGCGATCGCAACACCATTTGTCGCGCCGCTTGGAACGTGATCCGCGCCTGGTCCTTTTTGGTGGCGACGCTATAGCCTTCGGCGCCGGACTCGCCGTCGAAAAACGTGAGGAGCACCAGGAGCCCGCCGGCGATCGTGGACTTCCCCGATCCGCGCGGGAGCTCCACAAACGCATTGCGAAATCGGCGAAGCCCGGTGGTTTTGTGGACCCACGCGAACAGATTCCCGACGATGAACTGTTGCCACGGTTCCAAGATCACGGGTTTCCCCGCCCACTCGACGCCTTTGTAATGCCGGCACAACGCAAACAGGCCAAACGCCCGGCGCGCCAGTTCGGCGCGATACCGCCACGGGCCTCGTTCCGCGTCCGCGGCGGTGAGGTCCGCGAGAAACCGTTGGCACGCCAATCGGTGCCACTGGCCCGCCGGCGTCGTGCCGTCCGCGACCTTGCGTGCATACCGGACAACCGGATCACCGGATCGCGAGGAGCTTTTGGAGTTGCGCCCGTTCCGCGTTATCGGACGGCGGACCTCCCGCCACCACGCGCGAGCGCGACGCCGGCGTGAGCCCGAGCTCGGCGTCGATCGTTTTGAGCAAGTACGCGGTTTTGTTTGCCATCGTCCGGTAGGGGTTCGGCATCGGATGTTTCTGAGGCCCGACCGACACGACGTGCGGTTTGGTGGAGGCCTCGGCGATCTGTGATCGCCAGGTGGCCCATAGTTCACAGTGCATGATCGCGGCACACCGATCGCCGGCGGTGATCTGGCCGATCGCGATCGCCGGCGCGATCGTCCGCGTCCACTCGTCCCGCGCCTCCGGATCGGTGAGCTCGGCCGGCGCCTCCTCCGGCATCGGATCGGCGCGGTGTGGCTCGTGCCGGTTGATCGCGCGTTTCCCCGGATTCCCGCGGAGGAGTTTCAGGACCGTCGGCGTCGGTTTCCGGCCCCTCACGACATGAGCTCCCCGAGTTTTTCCGCGCGCGCGCCGGTGAACGCCTCCCACCGATCGACGATCACTTGGCAATACGCCGGCTCGAGCTCCATGCCACAACACCGGCGCCCGATCTGCTCGGCGGCGACGAGCGTGGTGCCCGAACCCAGGAACGGATCGAACACGGTCCCGCCGATCCGGGACATCACATCGCGGACGACGGCGGCCGGTTTGACGGAGCCATGCCACCCAATCCCGGCCGGCAATTCGTGATTGAGTTCCGTTACAGAGTACACATCATGCTGGTAAGGATGGACATCGAGCCAGGCGGGTTGTCCGCGGGAATAGACGGCGATCGCATCGGACTTGATGATCCACCCGCGCCATTGATTCGCCATCTGCGCGGTTTTGTAAAACCACAGCATCCTTTCGAACGTCCACCCGCCCGCCCGCAATTCATCAAGTAGCAATGGAAACGTGCGCGGCGATTGGAACGCCACCAGGACCGCGTCGCCGGCCGGGAGCGCGGCGACCGTCCCGCGGAGGAGCGCCTCGAGGTTCTCCGGCGCGTCCCCCGGGACGCCTGGCTGGTTGTATCCGTACGGCGGATCGGTGAGCACGAGGCCGGCCCGGGCGCCGTCCATCACCGCGGCGACCTCCGCCGGCCGGGTGGCGTCGCCGCATAACAGGCGGTGCCGGCCGAGCTGGAATAGCGCGCCGCGCGTGATGGACGTCGCGCGGAGTGGCGGAACCTGGTCCGGTGGCGTCCGGCCGCCAGGCGCCGCCTTGAGGAGCGCGCCGAGCTCGTCCTCCGCGAACCACGGTTCGAGCGTGAGGCCGGCGGCGAGGTCCGCTTGGAGTTGTGGCACGTTCCACTCGGCGAGCTCCGCGGTCCGGTTGTCATAGATCGCGAGCGCGCGTTTCTCCGCCGGCGTGAGGCCGGAGCGCCGGACGGCGATCATCGTGTCCCGATCGGTGTCCACGATCCGGACCTTGGAGATCCCGGCCGCGATCGCCGCCTCCCGGACGCCGTTCCCCGCCAGGACGACGCCGGCCTCGTCAATCACGATCGATCGCGCGGCGCCGATTTTTTCGAGCGCCTCGGTGACCATTGCCAAGTTTTGCGGGGTGTGCGAGCGCCGGTTTTCCGGATCCGGGGTGAGGTCCGCGATCCGGGTGACGCCGGGCGCGCGCGGTGACGCCTTTTTTGCTGGCGGCCGGCGCGGTGACGCCTTCCGGCGCGATCCCCCTATGCCGATCCCCCCCTTGCGAATTTCGCGGGCATGCCTCCGAGGCCCCGGAGTGCCCCCGCGGACGATCGCCGCCGGCGCTCGAGCCTCCCCCCCTCACCGGCCCGCTCGCGTTTCCGCCGAGTGGCACGGCGTACAGAGCGCGCGGCAATTGCTCACGGCGTACGCCTCGCCACCGTCCGCCAGGCGGTGGACGTGATGGATTTCCCGGGACGGACGGAGCCGGCCGCGGGCCAGACAAAAGACACAGAGCGGCGCGCGTTGCAGGTACCACCGGCGGAACTTGCGCCACCGGGCACACGAATACACGGCGTGATGGCTCCCACGGTGCCGGGGTCCTCGAGGCGCTCCGCGCGCCGGCGCCGGCGCGTATGGCATGCGGCGATCCGGGCCCATTATCGGCGATCGTTTCACCGTTGGTGAAACGGACCGGGCCAGGAGGCCGGCCGGCCGCGCTCACCGTCGACGGTGCGCGTGTTGGCGGTGTGCGGGACGGTCCCGCCTGGCGATCCACAACGGACGGCGATCGACGTCCTTGAGCCAGGCCCGGGCCCACGCGAGCGCCTCGGCGAGCGTATAGGCGTGGTGTGCCACCGTGACGCGGCGCGCCTGGTCCGGGCGCCCGTACGGTGGCGCAAACTTCATCACGTGGAACGTGGCGCCGTGCCGCATGCGGTGGACCTCCACCCGTTCGAGCTCACGACGGACCGGCACCCACTTTGGAATCGGCCGGCGGAGAAACCGGGCCGGGTATGTCCTGGCGCCCGGGCACAGTTTCCGGGCACCGGCGTCGACGGTGCCGGACAGTTTCCGCCGGCGTTCTGCATTATGCCGATGCAGTTTCCGGCGGGCCGGCCGCGCGCGGGATACCGGCACCCTCTTTTTTTCGAGGCCTTGGAAAAACAGGCCGGGCCTTTTTTCTAGGGTTCGTCGACTTCGCAGAGATACCACTCGTCGCCACCGTCCCGCGCGTCCACGAGCGCGGTGATTTCCTCCACCACGTCCTCGGCGGTGGCGGCGTCCGGGAGCGGTGGATCGCCGGTGCCGGTGGTCAAGTACTTCCACACGTGGCGCGCGGCCTCGAGGTGTGTGGCGTGGAGGGTGATCCCGTTCACGCCATAGCGCGGCGTGGACACATAGGCGGCCCAAAATTTTCGCGGCATGTTGGCGTGCCCGTGAGCAAGCGGCGTCGAAAGTCCTTCACATGGTCCAATGAAAAAACATCGCCCGGTAGATCCACATGAGCCAACACAAGAGCCCGAGCAAGATCGTCACGAGCCAGAGCGCCACGGTGTCCGCGCGCGCGGTCCTCCGCAACACCAAAACCACCAGGACCGCCACATACAGGAGCATGGCGCCGGCGGCGAGCGCCTCACTCACATTTCACCGTTGGCGAAGCGGCGCGCCGTTCAAACACCGGCTCGCGCGATCGGAAGATCCGCGCGCCGTCCTCCCGCTCGTCCGTCCGGTAGAACGGCACCAGGCGGAACGCGCGGACGCCGGGCTCGGTGTCCACGATCATCGGCACGCGGATCACCGCGGTTTGATAGTCGGCGTCGGTCCGGCGCGTGAGCCCGTACGTGTCCACGAGGAGGACGTTCACGACGGGACCTGGCGTGGCACGCCGCCAAACAGTTTCCGCGCGCGCGTCCGGGCCTCGGTGGTGGCGACGCGCCGGCACCGGAAACAGGTGAGCGTCGTCGGATCCCAACGGTGCGCGCGATACCCGTTGATACACCGTCCATCCGGTGCGCCCGGGACCACCGGGACGATCGCGCCGCGCGTCCGCTCGAGCATCATCGCGTCCGCCAGTTGATACGCTTGCGCGGCGACCACCGCCGGCACATAGGCGTCGGCCGGGAGCGCGAGCGCGCGCCGGAGAAACACCGCCATCGCGGCGATCGCCGCCTGGTCCCGTACGTCCATTGGCGCGTCACGGTTGTTTCACGATCCGGATCCGTCCGTCCTCGTCTTGTTGCAGGATCCCGGCCTCCAACATGGGCTCGACCATATCGAGCAAACGTTTGGCCTCGGCGATCCCGGCGCGGACCTCCGCCACCGTGCATCCGGATTCCTTCGCGAGCTGCTCGACGGCGTCCCGCGGATTTTTCACGTTGGCGCGATACCACCATTTCACGCGGAGCGCGTCGTCGATCGTTTTGCTCATGGGCCTCGGACCTCCGATCAATGCACGTGCCGATCGCGGATCGCCTTGACGATCGGGCTCGTCCGGTTAACGAGCGTTTGGACCTCCTCGAGCTCCGGATCCCGGCCGAGCGCCAGGCCGAGCACGATCGCAAAACAGGTCGCGATCAACACGTTCCCGTCGATATGGGTTCCGCGCGCCTGGCGCTCCTCAAAGGCGCGCACGAATTCCCGCGCCAGGCCGGCGGCGAGATCAAAGTTCACCGGATCGACGGCGTTATCGTCCATCGCCGTCGCCTTGCGGTGAGCTCACCGGCGGGCCGGTCACAAAGTCCGGCGGTGCCGGGAGGAGCTCGAGCGGGAGCGGTCCGTGCGCCTGGCGGATTTCCACGATCGCGTCGTGCCACCCGAGGAGCTCGGCCAATTGATCATCCGAATACCCGAGGAGCTGACGCATCGAGATCGGGAGGCCGGCCTCGTGGAGCGCCGCCAAAAACGAATTGAGCGCGGCCGGTGTCACCGGCGGGATTTCCGGGAGCGTCATTTCTCACCGCCTTCCGCGTGGACGGGCCGGACGACGACGTCGGCGTATGCCGGCCCGTCGGTGTAACGTTTCATCGCGTGGAGCTCCACCACTTGCGCGTCGTCGTGATAGAGGATTCCCGTCAACGGGTCCAGAATCGCGCGCGCCGCTTTGTCCAGATCGGGACGCGTCGTCGGGAACGGACGCCGGGCCGGCCTGGCGGACTTCGGGCGCGGTAAGTGGAACGTGAGCTCGACGGCGACGCCGGCGTCGAAGAGCGCGTGTCCGGCGCGGACCGCCACCGTTTCCGCGGCAAACCTCACCGCGCTTTCCCACTTCGCCAGGCTCGGATTATCCGCGGTGATCACGGTGTGCCCGTTCTGCACGAGCGCGCGCGTGGAGCCTTTGGCGAGCGCGATCCCATAGACACGGAAGGACACCGCCATCATCACGCAGTAACCGGCGTGGCCTCGGCGTCGTCCGGAGGCGGAAATAGCGGCGCCGCCTCGTCGTGCGCGGCCGGCTCCAAAATCGGAAACGCTTCGCCTTTTTTGAACGTCAACGACCCATGTTTCATCGCGCGATCGTTCCGTTTGGCGTTCCACGCTTTGATCGCGAGCGCGAGCATATGCACACGGCTGTACTTGCGCTTTTGTCCACGGTTAAAGACGAGGAGCCGGCGCAATTCGAGAAACGGATCGCCCTGGTCCAGACGATCACCCACCGCCACGGCGGAGAGAAACGCGTCGGCGAGCTCCCGATCGAAGTCGCTGAACACGCGATGGAGAAACGCGCCGGTGCCGACTTGCAAGAGGCGTTCTTCAGTTTGTAAGACCTTCGCGCGTTCCACACTCTTACGGATCGCCGGATCGGCGCCGAGCAGATTTAGGGCACGTTGCGTACTGACGGGCCCATTCATCCACCGGCCGGTCGCGTGGTCCCATTGCGCGAAACAGGTCAACGCCGCCGACAGGTGTCCGGGATCCTTTTCCCGACTAATTCTGAGAATGTCGCGGAGCGTTCGTTTTTCGCCGCCGTCGATATAGCTGAAGGCCTCACGCGCCACACCGCGAGCCACATACACCCGAATCACGACGTCGGCGTCAACGCACGCGGCGAGCCGGTTTTGTCCATCGATTAAATTGCGGCCGCGCAAAATCTGATCCGCGGTTTGAAACTTCAACGTTTCCCCGGTTTCTGGAAACCACCGATCGGCCTTCAAGTCCGTCGAGTATCGGTGAATTGCCGAGAGTTTCCGGCCGCGGTTGGTGATATCGCCGGCCTTTACGGCGTCGTCGTGCTCGTTCAAAATCCGGAGCGCGTCTCCCGGTGTAATGCTTTCGAGCTTGAAATCAATCATCGGTTTGTCCCTCCTGGTTTTTTACGGTGCCACCCGTTCGAAGATCGTGAGGTCCCGGATCCGGTGATTGGTGGAGCGGGTGACGGCGATCCGGCCCACGGTGCACCACTCGCGTTTCCGGTGCATGGGCCAGACGGTATCGAGCCAACAACAGAACGCGCCCGGCGCGGTGACCTCCGCGATCGCGGCGAGCGCCTTCCGCCGATCGATCATCGGCGTGCCGTACATCCTGGCGTCGGCGATCGAATACGGTGGATCGGCGATCACCAGGCGGAACGGTTCGCCGGTGTAGCGTTCCGGGAGGTCATAGACCGAGCACGCGAGCTCGGCCGGTTGCACCAGGTCACACCGGACATACGGGCCGGCCGGGAGCGATCCGGAAAAGACGTGGAGCGTCGGGCCGAGGTTTTCCGGGAAGATCGCCCGGATCCGATCGAGGAGGCCTGGCGGGAACGCGCCGTACAACGGAGTCCGGGCGCGGTAGTCGTTGCCGAGGAGCCATCGGCCATACAGGATTTCCCGATCCGCCTCCCGGGTGACGTGGAGGCGCGCCGCGGGCCATTTCGCATACGTCCGGTTGAAGGCGGCCGCGCGATCGGCGAGCGTGCGCGCACGATCCGCGCAACATTCTCCGCGCGGATTCCACGACGAGATCGGTGTGGAAATCTTGCCAGACACGTACGCCGCCAGGTTCTCGCGCGTGACGGGTGGC